ACGCTGTCAGCGACATCCGTAACTTGCCCGGCTTCACCCGTGTGGAAGAGTACGGTTCATTCAAGCCAATCCATGACCGTGAAGTCGGTGCTTGCGAAGACTTCCGTTTCATCAGCTCACCCCTGTTGAAATCCTTTGCTGCTGCTGGTTCTGCAACCTTGAACGGCATGTTGTCTGTTGGCGCTGCTAACGTTGACGTGTATCCCTTCATCATCATTGGTGAAGACTGCTGGGGCCAAGTTGCTCTCAAGGGCATGTCTGCCATCAAGCCTGTGGTCCTCAAAGCCTCACAGACCAACCACGCCAACCCATTGGGCCAATTCGGCTACGTGGGCGCTTCTACATGGTTCGCGACTGTGCGTCTGAACGACGCCTTCATGGCCCGTATCGAAGCCGGTGTGACCGCTCTGTAATGGACTAGCTGGGACGCAAGTCCCAGCGTCTTAACTTAAAGGAACACATCATGCAATCAAACTACTGGAAACTTCTGAACGAAGACCGTTTGAACGATGTAACCGCAACGTCTGTCACGGCTCCCATCTTGGGTCCTGTTGCAAATGTTACGCTTGCTGCCGCGTCATCACTGACAGCGGCAGAAAGCGGCGAGACATATTTTTTGTCTTCGGCTACTGAATTCGTAACTACCCTGCCCGTACCTGCGGCTGGCTTGACGTACACATTCATTGTGGCTGCTGCACCTTCGGGCGCCAGCTACACGATCGTAACTAATGCCAGTGCCAACATCATCAAGGGCCAAGCGTATCCCGCTTCTGGCGCCGCTGGTGATACAGGCACAGCCGATGACACCATTACTTTTGTAGATGGATCATCGGTTGCAGGCGATCGCGTAACTGTCATCAGTGATGGTACAAGCTGGTTTGCCTATGCGCATTGCGCAGTGGCCGCTGGCGTGACATTCACTCAGGCTTCTTAATCAAACTTCTTAAAGGACTAAATCATGTCTTACAATATTGAACAAGCCAATAGTGGCTATCTCTCGCTGACCGCTGCCGGCTTAGCTGAAGGCACAAACAGTGCAACCTTCAAGACTACCAACACCTTGACTTACACAAGCAATGGTATTTTCAAGTCTTATGCGGCTACCGACAACTTGACCTTTACCGCCGGCACTGCTCTGGGTAACTCTCAGGCTTGCTTGTTTGCAGTGTGGATCACAGGCGCTGGCGCCGTGTCGACCACACAAGGTCCTATCGTTGCTGCTGGCGATCCATGCCCAGTGCCCGGTCAGGTTACAGCCGGTACAACTTTGGTCGGTTTGATCAAAGTGACTACCAGCTCGTCTGCTACGTTTACCCCCGGCTCGACTGACCTCGGCGCTACTGGTGTTACTGACACCTACAGCGACTGCATGGACATGCCCGGCTCAGCCCAGTAAGTTGCCATCCTCTCTTAACAGAGGGTTTTGCAGGTTGCCTTCGGGCAGCCTGCTTTTTGGCAGACCAGTTTTTTAAACCTAACGGAGAATGAAGATGGCAAAAAAAGAAGTAGTCGCAGGAATTGAAATCATTGACGACACACCCGTAATCGACACAGTCTCAGTAGTTGTGGACCTTCGCGACCTTGCAGCGAGCGAAGTTTTCATGAACGAAATGGTTGAAGTCATGGTGCACTCTAGCACCGACGAAAACCAATCGCCCCATGTAATCCTCAATTGCAACGGAACCAATCAACCAATTATGCGCGGCGTGCCAACACGCGTTCGCCGTAAGTATGTTGAGATCTTGGCCCGTATGAAAGAGACTAAGTACAGTCAAGTAACGCGCAATCCAGCAGCGCCTGATCAGATCGACATGATCGCGCGCCACGGCTTGGCCTATCCGTTTGAATTGCTGAGTGATGAAAATCCTCGCGGCCGTGCATGGCTGCAAAACGTATTGGCTGAACCCGCTTAAACCGGAGCCGCTCTGTGAACTTTCTCCAGCTTGTTAATCGCACACGCGTGGAGTGCGGGGTCTCTGGCTCCAGCACTCCACTGACCAGCGTTCTTAACCTAACCGGCGAATCCGCGAGGATCGCCAATTGGGTCAACACGGCTTGGGAGGATATTCAGACGGCAAAGGAAGATTGGCAGTGGCTGCGGGAGACGTTTGAATTCAATACCGTCACCCAGCAGCAAATCTATACCCCCACCGAAGCCGGTGTGGGGCCTACTTTTGGAAACTGGAAACGCGATAGTTTCCGAGCTTCATCGGTTGGCCAGCAGTACAAAGATGAGCAGCTGATCAACTACATGGAGTGGACGACTTTTAGGAACCTGTACATTTACGCAAACATGCGTTACACGTATGCGCGCCCTGTCGTTGTTACAATTGATCCAGATAAAAACTTAGGATTTGGCTCAGTCCCTGACCAACCCTATGTGATCGTAGGTGAGTACTACAAGATGCCCACCACGTTTACAACAAACACAGACGCGCCGCCCGCTGTGTTTCCTGACCGTTTTCACATGATGATTGTCTACCGGGCCATGATGTTTTACGGTGGTTACGAAGCAGCACCCGAGGTCTATTCGCGCGGTGAGTTTGAATTTAAACGGCTCATGAACCGTGTAAATATTGACCAACTCCCGACCATGGTAAGCGGCCCGCCTTTGGCTTAAAGGAGGCGCGATGCCACTCAAAACCCCTCCCGTTCAATATGATTTAATCCGCCTGAACGGCGGATTGGATCAGGTCACGCCTACACTTTCGCTGCCCCCCGGCTTTGCTCGCAAGGCCGCCAACTTTGAGTGCTCCATCACTGGGGGTTATAGCCGCATTGCTGGGTATGAACGGTATGACGGAAGACCCAGTCCTTCTGCTGCAATTTACACAATTTTGATATGTACCTTTGTGGGCTCTGTTGTCGTAGGTAACACAATCACAGGCCAGACATCGGCAGCGACCGGCAAAGTTATTGCAGTTACCGACACGCAGGTTGTTTTTACCCGTGGGACCGGAACCTTTACAACCGGCGAAAACATTTTGGTTAGCGCAACGGTTGTCGCTTCCATTGATTCTATTCAGGGCGTGGACCCTGATGGCTATCAAGATGCGGTATATCGCAACCTTGCAGCCGACGATTATAGGGCGGACATTACCGCGTTGCCGGGCTCCGGCAACGTCTTAGGCGTTGCAATGCTTGCTGGCGCGGTGTACGCTTGGCGTAACAACGTTGGCGCTACAGCGGCCATCATGTACGAAGCCACAACATCCGGCTGGACCACCGTAACCCTTGGCAGCTACGTCGGCTTTGACACGGGCGGCGTGGAAATCTTGGTTGGCTCTACCATCACAGGCCAGACCAGCGGAGCCACGGCCGTGGTCGTCAAAGTCGTCTTGGAATCAGGTGCTTGGTCCACGGGCGATGCGGCAGGCCAAATTATTACCGGCGCGACCACCGGCACGTTTCAGGTGGGCGAAAACATCAAGGTCGGGGCGTCAACGCATGCTCACGCAACCACGGCCAACACAGCAAACGTGCTTCCACCCGGCGGTCGGTACGAGACGGTAACCGCTAACTTTGGCGGCGGCGGAGCCAACACCAAACTGTACGGCGTCAACGGCGTAGGGCGAGCTTTTGAGTTTGACGGCACTATCTTTGTAACTATCCGCACCACCATGCCGACGGATACGCCAACGCACCTAGCCGTCCACAAACAGCATTTGTTTTTGAGCTTCGGAGCCTCGTTGCAGTTCTCTTCTATCGGCGATCCCTACAAATGGGACCCAGTGCTGGGAGCTGGTGAGATTGCGATGAACGGACTGATCAGCAATTTGATTGCGTTGCCGGGCGACCAGTCGAGCGGCGCCTTGGCCGTATACACCCGCCACGACACCTCGGTCCTGTACGGCACAAGCTCGGTCGACTTTGCGCTGTCCACGTTCAACACCGGAACCGGCGCAATGCCGTACACGGCGCAGAACATGGACCAGTCTTACGTGCTGGACGATCGCGGCATAATCAGCTTGGGTACGTCTCTGAACTTTGGTAACTTTACGCCGGCTACGTTAACAATGACGTTGCGCCCTTTCTTAAGCGGCCGAATTAACTTGGCCACGGCCAGCACGCTTAGCCGCGAAAAAGGTCAGTATCGCGTGTTCTTCAGCGACGGCACTGCGCTTTACATGACCGTGCTGAACGGCAAGTTGCTTGGCACAATGCCGGTTGAGCTATTGGACCCCGCGCTTTGCACGGTCGAAGGCGAGGCAGCCAATGGCTCAGCGGTCCAGTTTTTTGGATCTGACAACGGCATGGTTTACCAGCTTGATGCGGGCACCAGCTTTGACGGTGATCCGATTGCAGCCAACTTCAACTTGGTTTACAACAGCACCAGATCCCCGCGTGTGCTTAAACGCTATCGCCACGCCAGCGTGGAGATGACCGGTGACTTCTATGCCGATATTGAATTTGGCTACGATTTAGGCTATCGCACGCAATATCTAAGTCAACCCCTTGATGAATCCTATTCTGTGGATCTTAGGTCGACATATTGGGACGACATGATCTGGGATAACTTTGTTTGGGACGGATCTGATGTCACTCCTTCAGAAATCGGCATCACTGGAACCGCTGAAAACATGGCGATTCGTATATCGTCTTATTCCGATATTTATCAATCCTTCACGGTGAACAGCGTCATTGTTCACTACACCTTGCGCCGAGGACTCCGATGAGCAATAGTTATTACAACCACACCACCTATCCAACGCCAAACTCTCCCGGCTCGTCTGCCGCTTTGCGGGCCGAGCTGGAAGCAGTTACCGATGGGTTTGACTTACTACCCACCCTTGCAAGCAACGGCTACAAAGTGGCTATGGTTAACTCTGCTGGCACAGCGCTTATTGCGTCGTCGGCTCTTCAGGCCTTGGCCATCACCAGCAGCACGATTGACAGCACGCCGATCGGCGGAACGACTGCGGCGGCCGGAACCTTTACGACCTTAGCGGCCACTAGCGGCACGATTGGCGGTGTAAACATTGTCACCACCACAGCCTCTCAAACCCTGACAAACAAGACTATTAGCGGATCATCAAACACGCTGTCTAACATTGCCAACGCAAGCCTTACAAATTCAAGCGTCACTATCGGCAGCACATCGGTGTCTTTGGGAGGCACTGCGACCACGATTGCCGGCTTGACCTCCGTGACGTCCACGTCTTTTGTGGGCGCCCTCACGGGCAACGCCGACACCGTGACGAACGGCGTCTACACCAGCGGCTCATACTCTGACCCCAGCTGGATCACCTCCTTGGCCGGGTCCAAAATCAGCGGCAACATCACGGGCAATGCAGCCAACGTGACTGGCACAGTCGCAATCGCCAACGGCGGCACCAGCGCGACCACCGCAGCAGGCGCTCGCACAGCCTTGCTGCCAACCTTTACCGGCAACGCAGGCAAAACGGTTGTTGTTAACGGAACCGGCACCGACATTGAATACATCACCGTATCCGGCGCAG